TGCCGATATTGGCGCTGTAGCCACTGCTGCCGATCTTGGCGCTGTCGCCACTGCTGCCGATATTGGCGCTGTCGCCACTGCTGCCGATATTGGCGCTGTAGCCACTGCTGCCGATATTGGCGCTGTAGCCGCTGTCGTCTTTTCTAAACGCCTCGTCTACCAACCAATCAACAGCCAGATTGATGAACGCGCCCATCGACATTTCGGCCCCTATCGTGATCCGGCCAGCGGCGATCTTGCTGTCGCCGTGGTGCGTCCTGGTCTCGCCGGATAGCGATACCCCGCAGAAACGGCTGCCGAAGGGACCGTAGTAGGACCAGACATCGAAGGGGTTCAGGCAGGCGTGGAAACCGCTTACGCAAGCCTCCACCTCGCCATCATGCTCATAGGTCCTGCCGACCTCATATTGGTATCCCCGGCATTTCAAGTCGGCATCGAAGCCCTTGAACGCCTTTATCGGTGCATCTGTCATGTGTCTCTCCCGTGTGATCCGCGATCTGCCCGCGTTGCCGGTCTGGCGGTTCGGGCGTCTTCGGCGGTATGGGAGGAATGTATCCACCAATTGTGGATCATGCAAGCAGTAAATTCACACGAGGTGGATTTTTCTTGCGCTGCCCCTTCGCCCCCGTGCTACATTGCCGGGGTCATGAACGAAGCTTCCTTGCCGAATCTCCCGTCTGCTGATCCGATCCCTGGTGAAGATTGGGGAGTCGGCATGGCTGAATGGTCAAAGCGAGAGCACTCGAAGCGGACCATCAAGAACGCGGGCTATCTGCTTGCTGGACGGCTCGCCTATAACGCGGATGCAATCGAGGCGTTCAGGATCGCGCACAATTGGCGCATGGCTCACGCCTATCCGATGATGAGGGAAAGGGTGTTGCTGTCGCGCGCCTGTTCGGGCGCGGGCGATACGGCGGGTCGGATCAAGCGAATGGACTCGATCCGCAAGAAGTTGCGCCGATCGAGCATCACCCTGGACAGCATTCAGGATCTAGCTGGCATCAGGGCAATCTTGCCTGACATGGATGCCGTTGCGTCTGTCGTGGCGAAGTATCAGGCGGGTTACGGCCAGTCCACCATTCGCAGGGTCGATGATTACATCACCAGTCCCAAGTCTGGTGGCTATAGAAGCATTCATCTGATCCGCAGTTTTGCGGGCGGTGGGCATGGTGAAAACTATCGGGGGCAGCGGGTTGAGATTCAGATCAGAACGCGCTTGCAGCACGTGTGGGCAACAGCGGTTGAGGCGGTGGGTGCCGTTCGCGGGGAGGACTTGAAGGCCGGTGAGGGAAGCAGGGATTGGCTGCGCCTGATGGAATTAATGTCAGCAAATTTCGCGACACTGGAGGGTCAGCCGGTCGGAGGCTATGTTCAGGTTTCCAAAGCTGAAAGGCTGGAGGAATGTAAGCGCGACGTTGCGCCCCTATGCGGCGAGGCTTGACGGCTGTTTGAAGCGCCATGGCATTAGGTCTTCGATGTCGCTTTTGGGGTGACCGTTGAGGATGGCGCGCAAGGTGGCGGCGATGTAGTCGACCGGGTTGACATCAGCCAGCTTGCAGGTGGCGACGAGCGAGGCCAGCATCGCCCAGTTTTCGGCACCGATCTCGTTCCCGGCGAAGAGCGCGTTCTTGCGGGTCAACGCGATGGGCCTGATCTGGTTCTCGACCGGATTGGTGTCTAGCTCGAGCCTGCCGTCGTCGAGGAAGCGGCTCAGGCCAGGCCAGATTGCCAGCGTGTAGCGGATGTCCTCGGCCAGCCGGGACTTGCCGGGGATGCGCGACAGCTGGGCCTCAAGCCAGGGCTTGAGGGCTGCGATGATCGGGGCGGCATGCTCGCGGCGGGCGGCGAGACGAACTGCGGGAGGCTTGCCACGCACGCTGTCTTCGACCCGATACAGGGCCGCGATCCGGCGCAGCATTTCCTCGGCAATCGGCGAGCGGTCGCTCTCGAAGCGCTTGACGAAGCGGCGGCGAACATGGGTCCAGCAATGGACCAGTTGCCATGGTCTGTTGCCGCGCGTGACCTCGGTCATCGCGTTGTAGGCCGGGTATGCGTCGCATTGCAGGAATACCCCCTGATAGCCCTCGAGGAACTTCAGCGGATGCTCCTTGCCGCGGCCGGGGGCGTAATGGAACAACACGATGGGCGGGTCGGTGCCGCCATGGCCGCGATCGTCGGAGACCACCGCCCAGAACCAGCCGTTCTTTGTGGCCCCGCGCCCCGGGTCCAGCACCGGGGCGCGGGTCTCGTCGACGAAGATGCGATCGGCCTTGCGTAGGTGGGCCTGCATATGCCGGATGATCGGCAGCAGATGGAAGCAGGCGCGCCCCGTCCAGTTGCCGAGGGTGCCGCGGTCGAGATCAAGCCCCTGGCGCCGGAAGATATCGGCCTGGCGGTAGAATGGCAGATGGTCGCCGAACTTCGAGACCATGATCCACGCAATGAACTGCTCGGTCGGCAGCCCGCCCGGCACGATATGTTCGGGTGCATGCGCCTGCGCCATGCCCTGCGCGCAGCGCCGGCAGGCATACTTCGGGCGGCGTGTGACCAGCACCCGGAACTGGGCGGGGATCACATCCAGCCGTTCGGAGACGTCTTCGCCGATCCGGGCCATCTCGCCGCAGCCACAGGGGCAGAGCGTGCTGGCGGGCTCGATCACCCGCTCGATGCGGGGCAGATGCGGCGGCAGATGTCCGCGGTTACGCCGGGGCTTGCGGGGGGCATCCGTGCCCCTGGCGGCCCGTAGCGCCGCCTCGGCCTTTTCTTGCGCCGCCTCGAGCACGCCCTGCGCCAGTTCTGCATCCTCGAGCGGCAGGTTGAACTGATCCGGCGACAGCTTTTCGGAGCTTTTGCCGAACCTCTCTCGCCGTGCCGCGCGCAGGATTTCCTCCAGCCGACGATTGGCATCCTGAACTTCGGCCAGCTGCGCTTCGACCTCGGCAAGGCGGGCGCTCAGACGGGCGTTTTCACGGGCAAGAGCAGCGGCTTCCATGGGGTGAAGTGAATCACGTCCTCCCATCTTTGGCCAGTAAAAGCAGAGATTTCTTGCGCATTTCGCCAATCAACCGGCAAGCGGTGGACGGCGCGCCCGCTCCGGCCGGACGAGGCGCCAATCCAGCCCCTCGAACAGCGCTGCCAGTTGCGCTGACGACATCCGCATCACCCCGTCCCGCACCTGCGGCCAGACGAACTTGCCGCCCTCCAGACGCTTGTGCGCCAGCACCATCCCGGTCTGGTCCCAGAACAGCAGCTTGATCCGATCCGCGCGCTTCGAGCGGAACACGAAGACGGCACCGCAAAATGGATCAAGGCCGAACATCTCCTGCACCGCCAGCGCAAGCCCGTCGATGCCCTTGCGAAAGTCGATCGGGCGCGTCGCCACGAAGACCTTCGTGGGACTGCCTTGCCCGAACATCACGAGGCCGCCGCCCGGGCCGCGCGGATGGCGCGTGTCAGCCGCGCCTCGTCAGCTTCAGCTCCGACCCGGATCACGACATCGCCCACAACAATTTCCAGATCGAGCCTGTCGCGGACCGGCTGCGCAGGCAGCTCTGGGGCCTCGACGACCAGTTCGGCAAAGGCAGGCAGCCCGGCCATGCTCTCGGAAACCACCAGGTTCCCTTTGCGCAACTGCTTGCGCCAGTCATAAATCTGCCAGCGGGTCGTGCCGTGCTGGCGCGCAACATCCGCGACCGTCACCCCGGGCATCATGCTTTCCACTGCAATCCGCGCCCGCTCGGCTTTACCTCGCCGCCGCCGACCGCTCGGCCCCTCAATCACCTCAAGCCGCGAAACTCCGCTGGTGATCGAGCCGTCCAAATGGACGCCCATTTTGCCGTCTATTTCCAAGTCCAACCCTCCGCTCCGCATCTGCATGCAGAATGCGCGGCTCAGATCAGAAATGGCAGGAGGGGATCGGCGTGGCGCTTACGGAGGAATTACAGTCTCTGGCTGAGGGGCTGGATGCCGTCGCGGTTCTCTCGACATTCCGAACAGTGGTGAAGGCATCCGAAAACAGTGCCTACAGGCACTTTCTGATACGTCTCGACGCGAAAGCAGGTGAGGTCGAGATCATCGCCCGGCCTACGTTTTCTGCGCAAAGCGAACAGTATATGGACGCGAACAATGAACCAGAAAACGCCCCTGCGGTGCTGGTTTCCGCAGATAGCATCGAGGTGCTGCGGCGCGCATATCCCAACTATTTCCTGGACGTGGGAGAGTTCGTTGCCCGACTGAGAGAGGCCCTTGGCAAGGGGCCTTACATTGATCGGGTGAACACTGATTTTCTCAGGCGTTGGAAAAATCGCTGAGCGTCAAAAGGCGTCCGTAGAATTTTACTACCACATCTAGGGCCGCACCGATTCGCCCACAGGAACTTGCGGTCAACCTGTCTTTCTAGGGGTTGCAGTATCGGCAATTTCCTGCCTACGTTCATGGTATGTTCTGGAATCGTGCGCGACTTGGAGGAGCTATGAAGGTTGTTGATAAGCGGCTGGACAGAATGATCGAGATTGCAGATTTGCTTGATGTGCCGCTGGACCACGTTGTCCAGCACATGGGCCGGTGCGATCAAAGCACGTTTCTGATGCTGTCGGGCAACCCGGACAAATTGCCGCGATACACGAAGTCCAGTTTCAACCCGTAAAGGTCGCAGAGACGCTCAGCTTCATCGACGGTGATGCGCCTCGACCCGTTCTCCCAGTTGTTATACTGGGTAACGCCGAAACCATGCTTCAACGCCCACTCTTTCTGGGACATTGACGACTCCCCCTCTCGGATCGCGCGCAGGCGATTGCCGATGGCAGAGTAGGGCATGTCTTTTTCAGCGGCTTTTCTCATGGCGCGAATGTTCACAAATTGTGAACCAATGTGCAAACCACCAATTGTGGGCTTGCTAGAATCCACCTGATGTGGATATAGTGCCGTCATGAGCACATCCGACGAATTGGCAGAAGCCCTTGGGCGCAAGAACATCGCTGACGCCGTTGGCGTCGGCCTGACGGCTGTGAGCAATGCGGTCGTGCGGGGCTGGTTCCCGTCATCGTGGTTCCTCGCGGTTAAGTCACTAGCTGACACAAGGGGGCAGGATTGCCCTCCTGAACTCTTCAAAATGCGCGGCGCGCCTACACCAAATGTGGATACGTCACGCGCCCGTCAAGATGGGGGGTCGTCATGAGCGCGCCCGCCATCGACACCGACCTGATCGCAATGTCATGGCCTGACCGTCTCCGCTACGCCGCCGATCACGACATGGGAGTGAGCGACCTGGCGCGCGCTGTGGGTGTATCAAAGACTGCCGTTAGCAGGCAGGCCAGGCGGCACGGCGTCAGGCTGACAGACCAACGCAAGTCGGCAGCCCACGCCGAGCGGATGCGGACGCTGAACGCGGACCCGGAATTTGCCGCCGCGAATGCCGAGCGGTCGCGGGCAAGGATGCGGACGCTGAACGCGGACCCGGAGTTCAACCCGCTCGCTACGCTGACGGAAAGAGAGCGCGCGGACTACGATACCCTCAAGCGGGCCGGGTATGCTCGGAACGAGGTGTTCGCGATGATCGGTCGTGATGATCTGATCGGGGGTGCCGCATGAGCGCGCCCAGCCCCGAGGACCGCGACCACATGCAGGCCGCAGCATGTCGCCGCCTGTGGTCTGCCGTGGCGCTGACCGTGTTCAGCGATAGCTGGTCCGCCATCGAGGCGGGCACGATCAGCCGGGAAGACGCCCGCAGGAAGGCGCTGCGCTATTTCCGCAGCCGCGACGGCCGGAGCGTTATGGATCTCGCCGGTATCGACGTGGACCCTGATCGCCTCGCGAATATTGCAGCCGACCCTGCCATGCGCGAGCGGACGAAGCATCGGGAGGCGGAGTGATGGCCAGGCCCGGACCGAAATCACGGGTCGACCCCGACCAGCTGCGCGTCCTGTGGGAAGCAGGTGTTCCGACATCTGTGATCGCGAAGACTTTCGGCATGAGCGATACGTCTGTTCTTAGGGCAGCCAACCGCTGCGGGCTGCCGCGCCGTCTGCGAGGAGCGCCCGGCCATGTCGGCGCGAAAAAGAGCGACCCCATTCCAGAGCCGCCAGCACCGCGTCCGCTGACCGGCATCGCAGCGACCGGGGGCCGATACGCCGAACTCGCCGCCTATGCCGAGGCCGAGGGCATCACCCTCATGCGCGCGCAGCAGGAATGGCATCGGTATCGGGTGGGGGCGTGACATGAACGCGCCGATCCAGACACCGCCCGGACCCAGCGTCCGCATCGAGGCCGGAATGGCGGTCATACGTATTCCGATTGATCAGATCCATGGGCTCCGCGTCGCCCTTGCCGAGTGCCCATGCCGCGCCACGAAATCAACCGCAACGCGCAGCATCCGGCAGAGGCTGGAACGCGCGCTTGGGATGCTGGGGGCGTGATGAAGATCGCCGCACGCCGGAAATACCGGAACCAGCCGACAATCATGGACGGCATCCGATTTGACAGCGCGCGCGAGGCTCATCGCTGGGCGGCGCTGCGTCTGCTGCAAAAGGGTGGTCTGATCCGCGACCTTCGCCGGCAAGTCCGCATCCCCCTGCGCGGCGAGAACGGCGAGCCGCTGCGGTTTATCCCGTCAGGTCGCGCAGCCTTTTACGTCGCCGATTTTGCCTATCACGACATTCCGAAGGGGCTGGACGTGATCGAGGACGCCAAGGGCTTCGAGACGAAGGAATTCAAACTGAAACGAGCGATCCTTGCAGCGCAAGGCGTGGAGATCATCCTGACATGACGCAACTGGTGAAATACGACGCCGCGTGCCGCGCTGTGGCCGAAGCCGTCAGCATCGACGAGGCTAAAGAGTTTCGCGACCAAAGCGAAGCGATGCGGGCGTATGCCAAGCAGGCGAAGAACAAGCAGCTTGAGGTTCAAGCGGCGGAAATTCGCATTCGGGCAGAGCGGCGCATTGGCGAACTGATGGCGGCGCAGCGGGATGCTGGCGGGTTGGCGAAGGGCGGTCAGCCGCACCAGTCTACCGGGTTGCAGCACAACCCAGTAGCGCCAGCCCCGACGTTGGCAGAGGTCGGCATCGACAAAAACCTTGCAGATCGCGCGCGAAAGTATGCTGCGATCCCAGAGGATGAATTCAACGGCATCGTCAGCGACTGGAAAGGGCGAGTCGAGCAAGAAAATCAGCGCGTCACGGTAAATCTGTTGGCCGCAGGCGACCGCGCCGCTGAGAAGGCGCAGCCGGTCGATGAAGCGGAATCGGACCTGGAAGCAGCTAAGCTGCGCCGCGAGATTGGCAAGCTGACCCCCGACGCGATGATTGACGAGATCATCGGACTGCGCGCCGATCTGGCCGAGCGCAAAGAGCAGATCAAGGCACAGAAAGCCGAGATCCTATCCCTCAAAGACGAGGTTGGGCTTCTGCGGCAAGACAACCTCGGCCGGGCGCTTGGGAACGAGAAGCGCCGCGCCGACGCTGCCGAGGGCCGTATGCGTGAGCATCAAGCCACCGCCGCCCGGCTGCAACGGCAGGTAAACGCGCAGAAATCCGAGATCGAGCGCCTCAAGCGCGAGGATGAAAAACGGATGATCCCGCTGTGACGCCGATCCTCGACAGAATACGCGCCCGTGGCGGCGAGGTGATCCGCGACCAGTGGCGGATAAGCCTGCGCAAAGGGCGGCTGACTGAGGATGCGGTCAAGTGGATCGGCCAGCACAGGGACGCGCTCATGGCGGAGGTCTGGCCGGAATATGACCGCTGGATAGAGCGCGCCGCGATCCGTGAATTCTGCGGCAGCCAGCGCCGAGAGGACGCCGAGGCCGCAGCATATGACGAGGTGATGAATGCGTGATTTTTTCGACACCCCTTCCGTTGATGATCTGATTTTGCGGGATTATCAGACGGACGCCATTGAGGCGCTGCGTGACGGCATCCGTCAAGGCATGAAGCGACAGGTTCTTGTTGCCCCGACCGGTGCGGGCAAGACGGTGATAGCCTCGCATCTTCTGCGAGAGGCTGACCGAAAGGGCAGCTACGCGCTGTTTCTGGTTGATCGTGTGTCACTCGTGGACCAGACCAGCGCCACGCTGGACCGATATGGCATCAGCCACGGCGTGGTGCAGGCGTCTCATCCGCGATGGGAGCCGCGCCTGAATGTGCAGGTCTGTTCGATCCAGACGCTGGCCCGTCGCAGCCTGCCGCGATCGCCGTCCCTCATTTGTTACGATGAATGTCACGTCCGTTTCGGCGCGACCATGAGGTATATGGACAGCCTGCCGGACTGCGTTCGGATCGGTCTGACGGCGACGCCGTTCACGAAGGGGATGGGCGCCGATTGGGATCAAGCGGTCAACGTCCGCACGACGCGTAGCCTGATAGACGGCGGGCATCTGGTCGAGCCTAAAATCTACATCGCCAAATCTCCGGACGATGCCGAATTCGGGCTGAACAGCTACGGCGAATTTTCGGACAGCAGCGCGACCGCCGCGGGGATTCAGATCGTCGGTGATGTGGTCCAGGAATGGATTGGCAAGACGGCCGAGCATTTCGGCGGGCCCGTCAAGACCATCGTGTTCGCCGCGACCGTTGAGCACGGCCGGGAACTCTGCGCGGCCTTCAACGCGGCCGGGTTCAATTTCCAGCAGATCAGCTACATGGACAAGGATGACGCGGAGCGGGCCGAGAAGATCGCGGAATTCCGCCGCCCTGACAGCGTGATCGACGGGCTGGTGTCATGCGGCGTCCTGACGCGCGGCTTTGACGTGCCGGACGTGCGCTGTGGTATTTCGTGCCGCCCCTACCGCAAGAGCCTGTCCAGCCACATGCAGGAGATCGGTCGCGTTATGCGGCCGCACGGGGAAGGCAAGACGGCGATCTGGCTTGACCATTCCGGCAATATCGAGCGTTTCGGCCTCGATATGTTCGACGTGTGGGAACACGGCGCGGGCGAGCTTGACCAGTCATCGAAGCTGGACGCCAAGCCGCGCGAACGCAGCGAGCAGGTCCGCGAGAAAATCAAGTGCCCGGAATGCGCGGGCGTACTGCGCGGCAATACCTGCCTGTCCTGCGGCTGGGAGCGCCCGGCACGATCGGGCATCGTCAACGTCGAGGGCGAGATGCGTGAATTCGCGCCGCCGTCCATGCAGGCACGTGACGGGCTGCGCGCCGAATGTCTGGCCGATCCGCGCAAGATATGGGACGCGGCGCTTCTATACACGTCCGAGCGCACCAGGAAGGGGCCTGACCACGCCGTTCGGTGGGCAAAGGGGATCTTTCGCGGCATCTACCCGAATGACTGGCCGTCCCGGAACTGGGGTGACACCCCGCCGTGCATGGTGGACCAGAACGCCTATTCCCTGATCGATCGCGAGACGCGGCGGTTCAGGAAAAACCGGAGGGCGGCATGAGCCTGCAATCCGCCATGCTGGAAGCCTGCGCCGCCGTGCAGATCGTGCCGCCGCGCTACACCAGGCCGGGCCAGTGGGTCCAGTGCCCCGCAAAAGGCAAAGCCGCGTCCAATGGCGCCGGGCGTGTGCTGGTTTTCGATGACGGCAAAGGCGGGATCGCGTGGAACTGGGTGACGCAGAAGCAGCAGCGGTTCTCGGCCGATGGGCTGGCGGGTCAGCATGAGGTCAAGGCGCCTGCGCGCGACCCGGAGAGGGAGCGCGAGGCCGAGGCAGAGCGCCGCGAGGTCGTCGCGACATGCGAGCGGATCGCGAGAGCCTGTGAGGCGGCGCAGCACCCCTATCTGGCGAGAAAGGGCTTCCCGGACGAGCTTGGCATGGTGATCGAGGATCCCCGTCCCCTGATGCCGCAGACCCGGCTGGGCGAGGCCATGGCGGCGGCGCTGCCCGAGAGCGACGGCCCGCTGCTGGTCATCCCCGGCAGGATCGCGAAAACCATCACCACGCTGCAATTCATCACCGCCGATGGCGCCAAGAAAAATATCCTGCGCGGGCAGATGAGCGGCGCCAGCCACAGGATCGCCACAGGGCGCGAGACGTGGGTTTGCGAAGGGATAGCCACGGCGATGACCATACGCGCCGCGCTGCGCCTGCTGGGGCGCTCTGCGACGGTGTTGAGCGCCTTCTCGGCAGGCAACGTGGGCAAGGTCGCGAGCGGTCTGCACGGATCGGTCGTCGCTGCTGATCACGACGCCCCGCAGGAGACGCTGGGCGGGCTGGGAGCGGGTGAATACTTCGCCGTCAAGTCTGGCCGCAAATGGTCGATGCCGCCGCGCATGGGAGATTTCAACGACATGCAGGAAGCTAGCGGCATTCGCTCTGTGGCCCTGCATCTCAAGGAGGCCGCGATGGGGTGATGGCAAAGAGTAACCCCGCGCACTCGAAAGCGGCGGGGCCGGTCTTGGGGACGGTTTTAACGACAGTGGCCCAAGATGCAGGAAGCCTACCACGGGGCGGGATCAAAGGCAAAGCGCAGTCCGAAAGAGAGAAGCGCGATCCCCGGCACAGTGACGAAAGTGCCGCAAGTAGCTCTCAACGATCTGGCGAATGTCACGCGACCAGATCGGCCCTAGGCGGCGGCCCGGCTCCGGCCAGCAAGATCGCTCAGGGCATAGGGGCTAACTCCGGCAATTTGCTGGGGCTAGTCGTCCTATGCCCTGACAGCAACCCTCTCCAACCAGCAACACCAGTAGTGGAGTAGAGATGAACGCGACGACCGAACAAACCGCAGACTGGCGCATGGCCGTATTCCGCACCGCCATCCCGCTCACCGACGCCATGCAGGACGTGATCCGCAAGGACATGACCGCCCGCGCCGCGAAGATGCGAATGCACCATCACAAGAACGGCGCTGCCCTCGATGGCGGCTCATACGAAGCGATGGCCGAAAAGCGCAGGCTGGCCGGTCAGCGGAACCGCGCTTCGCTGTGGCCGAAGATCAAGCCGCTGCGCGAGCAAGGGCTGTCGGCTACTGCGATCGGTGCCAGGCTTGGCATCAGCGCGTCCACGGTTCTGCGTGCCGAGGGCGAATTGGGCGGGTTGGCGCAATGAGCAAGCATCGCATTCGCCACGAGAACGCTTTCCGCGCCGGTGCCAGAGAGGGCATCCGCGACTTTCTCGCTGACCTGCTGGCCCTGACGCCGCCCGAGGCTCACGGCAACCTACGCAAGCTGGCCGCGTCTGTCTCTGAGCGTCCGAAATATCAGCGTATCGAGAAGGCGTTCGGGGAGGCAGCCGAATGACCTGGCTTATCGCTTGCGAACGATCAGGCGCAATCCGTGATGCCATGATTGCCGCCGGTATCGACGCGGTATCCTGTGACCTGGAGGAAACGCGCGCGCCCGGCCCGCACATCATCGGGGATGCTCTTGAGCAGATCGAACGCCGCTGGGCTGGCGTGATCGCTCACCCGGTCTGCAAGTTCCTGACCAACGCCGGGGCAAAGCACCTGTACATCGATGGGCGCAAGGAAAACGGGCCGTTTCAGCCGCGCTGGTCAGACATGCGGAAAGGTGCGGCGTTCTTCAACGCATTTAAGCGCGCCAATGCCCCCCGCATCGCCATCGAAAACCCCATACCGCACGCCCATGCCCGTGCGCTGATCGGAGCGCCGACGCAATACGTCCAGCCGTGGTGGTTTGGTGATCCATTCTTCAAGGCGACCGGCTGGTGGCTGATCGGCCTGCCGAAGCTGGTCGCGACGGACAAGCTGACGCCGCCGAAGCCCGGCACCGAGGAACATAAGCGTTGGTCAATGATCCACCGCTGCCCGCCCGGCCCTGATCGTGAGGAAATCCGCAGCAACACGTTCCCCGGCCACGCGCGCGCCATCGCAACGCAATGGGGGCGCGGTGACATGGTTCAGCAGATGGAGGCAGCTGAATGATTATTGGTATGGTTCAAGGCGGTGCAGCAGCGCGCGGCAAGCGAGTGCCGTGCGTCGGTCTGCTCCATTCTTTTTCATTGCCACAACGGCGTTGGCAGACTTCCCCAGCAATCGAGCGCATTCAGCGTCTGAGTGTGCAAGTCCAGAAGCCCGCATTTCGCCAAGCCATCGACAGAAATCATCGCCTGTCATTGCAACGCCGCAGCATAAGCCGCGTAGAGCGCTTTCCCCTCCGGGGATATCGTCGGCATTCTTTGGGCGGCCAGAGCCAAAGACTTGCGGGCTTTTTTGCTTTTTGTTTCTCGCTCCATTGTAGCAATCGTGTGTCGAACATTGGCTTCCGTCATAGGGATGCCGTCTCTGGCTTCCGAGTTGCATCTTTCGATCTGCGGCCCGGAAAGTATCTCCGCGATAGTCTGCATGGTTTCCTCCTATCCATCAATGATGATATACAAGTATCATGTATGATCGACCGTGGCAAGCGTATAAGAAACATGGATGCAGCCGAATGACCACCGAACGCCATCAGCGCAAGGCGTCCTATGCCCGCGCAGTCAGCGAATACAACCGCGCCGGGGTGGACGCTGCCGTAGCCGCGCTAGGAGCCGGTGACGCCGAGGATTGGACCCAGGACAGCCCAGAGGATGCCAAGCGGCGTTTGCGGGCGGAAAAGGAGGGACGGGAATGAGCGACGAACAGTGGGGGCCGTGGGTGGATGGGACAATTTGCCCGAAAAAGGGAACATCATTGCAGATGGAGATAGTCGAAGAACGGGGACCGCGACGATTTCTCCATGAGTGCGTCTTTGTTGGTCTGATGGGTGACGGGCTTTGCATCGTGCCCATGATGCCACGCCTTAAGGGTGCGTGGATCGTGGACAGATGGCGTGAACGCAAGCCCCGCGGCCTGACCATGCTCGAACGCATCGCCGCCGATCCCCACCCCGTGAAGGAGGATGCGTGATGGAGTGGCAACCGATTGAGACAGCGCCGAGGGATGGGACTGAATTCCTGGCTTTCTGGTCCAATGCCTATGGCAAGTTCAAATTCATTCAACCGATGATGTGGCTGAATAATCGGTTCGTCGTCACGTGGGACCACGATGATGATGTGAAACCCACACACTGGATGCCACTACCTCAACCGCCGGAGGACACCGCATGAAAGCCCACGGCAAGAAACAAGCAGCAGCGCGAGGGACGGCATGAGCAGAGCAAAACGGGCACGCAAGGCGCAATCGCGGAAAGAGATCACGGTCGCGACCCCGCCGTGGGATCAGGGCGCAATGGGACCGGCAAACCGGCATCGCCTACGCGAAGAACCGGCCACCGAGATTGACCCGGAGACGGGCAAGGAGACTCCGAACCCTAACAACGTCCGCAGGTGGCGGCGGGACAGCCACGTCGCGTTGTTCGCCAAGGCGGGAAAGCTGGACCACCGGCAGGCAGCGGCGGCGGAGAAGCTGGTCTTGGCGGCAGAGGGATTGAAGGACCGCGATCCGCTCGCCGCACTGGATGAAATCCGCGTTCGTGGCGGTGGCGATCCGCAGGCGGCGCGTGTCGATGCGAGGCGCTATTTCCGGCAGCTATGGGATGACGTGCCAACCGCCTCGCGGCCAGTGATCGAACGCGTGGTGCTGGACGACAAACCTCTTTGGCACGGCAATCCTGCACAGCGCGAACGCCATATGCAGCGGTTGCGTGATGGGCTTGACGCTATCGCATAATTTTTTCGGTGGGCTGCGCTTTTCCTCTTGACTATCCCCGCAATGGGGATATATTGAGGATATGGAAACGGGCAGAGGCTCAACGGGAGACAGGTAGATGACCGCATACACCACAAACCAGCACGGCATCCGCTTCTACATCGAGACGGCGATGGACTTTGCAGACGACGGGCGCGTAATTGAGGGGCGCGGTGTGTTTGCGGGACTCGTTCAGGGCAATGACGAACTCGGCGGGGTTTGGTTTGCAGACGAACATTCGGCTCGGGCTGCGATTGCTGAGTATCGTGGCTGATATGCGGCTAGGATGGAACAGGGCAGAGGACGGCGTAATAACCGTCTATGCCCACACGCATGACGGCCGCGTTGCGGACATTGCAGACTTTTGGCTTCGACCGATGGTCGAACGCTTCGGCGTTGAACGCGAAACTGCGTTGCGTTGGCAGGAGGAATTTGCGTTGATGCTGGTGGAAAGCCACAACAATCTGTTTAGTAAAGCGGGCGTCTTTGATTGCGCGGGCGACGCCCAAGCCCTCGATAGGCGCGACCGGGGAATGTCCAATCCTGACGCTCAAAAGAAAGATACCATATAACTCCTGCCGCTTTCAACGCTAGATGTCGACGGATGTGAGGTTCTGGAATGACCCCTGACCAGTACGCCCGCTGGGTCGCAGACATGATCGACGCGGGGCGGGCCAGATCGGCCCGTCAATGCGCGATGATGCTGGGCTATGCTGACAAACATGCCAACCGGCTCAAGGATCGCGGCGGTGATTATCGGCTGGCGCTCGCCTGCGCTGCGCTACTCAACAGGGTTGATGCCTATGAGTGATATGCGTCATTGACAGGATCAGCGAACAGTGTATTTTTACTTTAATCGCCAGAGGCGTGCAGCGGGCCGGTCTGGCAGGATCAGCCCGCATTTTGTTCCCGAGGGACAACAGCCCGCCCGCAGAGATGTAGGCGGGTTTCTCCATGCGAGGGACAGTGATCTACTTCGCCGCCTTCATCATCGGATGCTGGATCGCGACGGAAACGAGGTGACGCTATGGCTCGCCGCAACAAGGGCGATGCCACGTTCTACCAGACACAACGCTGGCTGAACCTACGGCAAGCCATCCTCAAGCGTGACAGCTTCACCTGCCAGATGTGCGGCGCCATGCTGCGAGAAGGCAGAAGCGACAAGGCCAACACCATTCTGCGCCCCGCTGTGGTCGATCACCTGGAGCCGCACCGAGGCGACCAGTCGCTGTTCTACGATCAAGACAACCTGTGGGCCATTTCGTCCGATATGCACGACAGCGTGTGTCAGGCGATTGAGGCCAAGTATGCAGATGATCCTTTGCGCATCGTGGCGGAGAAGCTGAAATATCGGTTCATTGGCTGGGATGGGTATCCGGTATCGCCCCCTGAAAGGTGGGTTGATAGGCATTGGGCTTCCAAGCTGATTCGGTATGGGGTAAAATAAGATCAGGCCGCGTGGTGCTTCCAACACCAGCGCGGCCCTAACCACAGACGAACGTGAGAGGTTCGATATGGCTGATGCCATCTCTACATGCGCCGTATGTGGCGATCAATTCCCATTTCGGAGTGGGAAGAAATATTGCTCTCACACATGCAGAAATAGCCGACCCCGCGCTAAGAGATCAGCATACACGGCGGCGGCCAAGTGGATTACCGATTGTGCGGTGTGCGGGAAAGAGTTCCGACCTAAGCGCAAGGAGAACGCGACTGCCTGCTCGCGGGAGTGCGGGTTCGTTTGGAAGGCGGCTAAGGCATCAGCCATCTCTAGTGGTGGAAAGGTTTCCTACACCGTTCTTCGCAATAAGTGCGAAACTTGCGGCGCAAGGTTCGAGCGCAAGGGCATGTATTGTTCAGCGGACTGCACACCCAAATGGTATAAGCCGGTCACGGCAGCGAATTGCAGGAAGTGCGGCAAGGAATTCAACCGGACGGACGCAGGCTCTAGCCGGTTTATGTGTTCTGAGGCATGCAGGGATGCCGCGGCTTTCGAGGCTAGGCGCAGAGCAAAGAGAACGCCAGCAGCAAGGGCAGATAAGAAGCTACGCAAAGCATTGGCCCGAGGGGCAAAGGGTGGTGAGAAGGTTGACCCCACCCAAGTATTCGAGCGGGACGGATACCGATGCGGCATCTGCGGCAAAAGGACTGCGAAGGGGAAGCGCGGCACGACGCACGGCAATGCGCCTGAGTTGGATCATATCATCGCGTTGTCTATGGGTGGATCACATACCTATGCGAATGTGCAGTGCGCGTGTCGGTCCTGCAATCTAACGAAGGGCGCAGGCGTGATAGGCCAGTTGCATCTGTTCCCTGATGGGTGATGGCCCGGGGGGGCCTCTAGGTCCGAAAGGAAGAACGCCATCAGGACCCGTGTCGCCCCTTAATTCTCACAGAGATCAAATTTCAAACAGGGGTAGGCCATTCCAATGCGTAAGCCTGACTACAAACGCGCCTATCGCGAGTGCGAGGATGGCGATGAGCGGGCGGAATTGGCGTCTGCGGAATGGGAATCCATCAAGGCGCACCTGGCCGAACGCGATCTTCTGACTGATCGGCGGATGAAGATCGCTGACCGGCTGGCGCGTGAGGTTGTCGAATATGAGTTCCTGTTCCCGACTGTGGCGGCGGAAGGCGCTGTTCTCGTCGGCGGCGGGGAAAATGCCGGTGAGTATTTCAACTACCGCTTCTCGGCGCTAAAGAAACATCAGGCGGAAATCCTCAAGCTAGAAGAAGCCCTGCAGATCACAGTGAAGGGTGGCGATGGCAAAGGCAAAGAGCCGGAACGCCCCAAAGTCGCGGCGGACAGATACCTCAGCGGCGGACCCGACCAGCGAATACGCGCGCCGCGTCATTGATGGCGAGATTGTCGCTGGTAAGTTCGTCCGTCTGGCGTGTGAGCGTCATTTCGAGGATCTGACGGCAGGAGCGGCAAGGGGTCTGTATTTCGACCAAGAGGCCGCACTGGATGCGATAGAGTTCTTTCCGGCCATGCTTTCGATTACGGACGGGCCATTGGCGGGACAGCCTTTCGAGTTGCTGGATTGGCACAAGTTCGTCGTCGGATCGCTCTTTGGTTGGTATAAGGACGGGCGCTTGCGGTTCCGCGAGGTTTTCGTTGAAACGGGAAAGGGGCAAGCCAAGTCGCCGCTGATGGGCGGGATCGCGCTATACGTCGCGGGCTTCATGGGCATCCAGCGGGCGCAGACGTATTTCATCGCGGCAAAGCTTGATCAGGCGAAAATTCCGTTCAAGGATGCTGCGGCATTCGTGCGGGCAGAAATCCCTGGCAGGGGTGAGACACTGGAAAGCCGGGGCGATGTGTTCGTTTCTGGGTCCGGCGAGAACGCATGGCGGATCGAGTTTCGCGAACAAGGTTCGTTTCTGGAAGCCAAGGCGACGACTGACAGCCTGTCAGGGCCGCGTCCTGACGCTGTGTTTGCTGACGAGGTGCATGAGTTCGCCAAGGCCAAGCCCATCGAGTTGTGGAAGGCTGGCGTCAACAAGAAACACGGTTCAGCGTTTCTGTTCCTCGGGACGAACACCCCGGCGGCGGATCAGATGGTCTGCACCGACATTTCGGAGCGCAATCAGCGCATGCTGGAAGGCGTATTCGAGGATGACACCTCATTCGCGTATATCGCGCGGGTGGACGAGGACGACGATCCGTTCAACGACGAAAGCTGCTGGATCAAGGCTCTTCCGGCTCTGGGGATCACCTTCCCTATTGCCAACATTCGGGAGCAGGTAAACGCTGCCAAGACCGACGCGGGTGCGCGGCTGACGGTTTCGCGGCTGTATTTCGGCATTCCGGTTGGCAGTTCTGGGTTCTGGGTTGACGAGGCGGCTTGGCGGGCGGCGATGAAGCCGGTTCAGATTGACGCCAGCCTGCCTTGCTATCTGGCTCTGGACCTGTCCGAAAAGAACGACCTTACGGCGCTGGCCGGGGTCTGGAAGGACGCTGACGACAAGCTGACGGCGCGGGCGTGGTATTGGACGACGCCAAGCGGGCTAGAGCGCAGATCGGCACAGGACAAGATTCCGTATAGCAACTACGTCGAGCGGGGAGAGCTGACAGTCACGCAAAGCGCCGTCATTGACTACGAATTCGTGGCTATGCGGATCAAGGGAATCGTTGCTGCGAACAACGTAGACAGTCTAACGATTGACCCCGCGTTCTGGGAGAAATTCCGCGATGCCTGCGAGAAGATCGGGCTTGCGGTCTGGGTCTATGAAGGGCCGGACAAGCCGGAAGGGCAGGGGCTGAAGGTCGTGAGGCACAGCCAAGGGACGAGGATCGCGTTCGGTGAGCGCAACCTTTGTATGCCGCACTCGATCAGCCGCCTGACGGATAAGATTTTGGCGGGCGAGATCGCTATCGAGGATAACCGGTTGACGCAATACTGCGCTGCAAACGCGGCTCTGAAGCCTGACGCGATGGGCAACAACATGTTCGTCAAGCCGCGTCAGCATGGCCGGATTGACGGGATTGTGTCGATTGCAATGGCTGTCGGCGCGTCCGAGGGCATCAAGACCAAGCCACCCAAGAAATACAAGATTCTGGTTCTATAGGAGGCGGGCATGGATATGTCAGTCCGCGCTTATGCGCTGTTCGAGACGAAGGCGATTGACGAAGGTCGCCGCGTGTTCAAGGGCTGGGCGACGACGCCGACCCCGGATCGCGTGCAGGACACCATCGACCCGATGGGGGCGACGTTCAAGAACCCGCTGGTTCTGCTGCATCAGCACAAGCATGACATGCCCATCGGGACCGTGACCTTCGACGCGCCGACTGCGAAGGGCATCCAGTTCACCGCCGAGATCCCTGTCATCTCGGAGCCGGGCACGCTGAAAGATCGCGTCGATACGGCATGGGGTGAGATCGCAAATGGCATGGTTCGCGCCGTGTCGATTGGCTTTCGCCCGATGAAATACGCCTACCGAGAGGATGGCGGCATCGACTTCCAGGAGGTCGAGATTTACGAGCTTTCCACGGTCAGTGTTCCCGCGAACGCGGAGGCCGTCATCAGTGCCGTCAAAAGCCTTGATCGGGCAGCGATGGCGAAAGAGGGCATCGATCCGGATCCGGTTCTGCCTGAAACCAATTCCGCTGAACCCACGCCTGCCGCGTCTGGCAAGAAGTCGCGTGCGGTCAAGCTGAATGCACCGTCCCGCGTTCGGGAACCCTTTCAACTCCTTCATGTGAAGCGGGCGCTGCCCGGTTCCTGAACACAAGGAAACATCACAATGGCAAAAGCCACCTACGCGGAGCAGATCGCTGCCTCCGAACAGAAGCGCGCGGCCACCGTTGCCGCGATGGATGAAATCATGACGAAGGCGGCGGACGATCAGTCCACGCTGGATGCCGAGCAGCAGGAGCAATTCGATGACCTGCAATCGGAGATCGCTGAGATCGACGGCCACATCAAGCGCCTCAAGCTGATGCAGTCGGTGCAGGAAAAGGCTGCGAAGCCGATCGATGGCGGCACGCAGAAGGATGCGACCGCATCGCGTGCTGGCGTGCAGATCAAGCGCACCGAGAACCTTGATCCCGGCATCGCGTTCGCGCGGATCGCCAAGGTCAAGGCGCTGGCGCGTCTGGACGGCGAAAGCGTCCGCGACGTTGCCAAAAGCCTCTACGGCGAAGATTCGTCGGTCTACGGTCACTTCGTGAAAGCTGCCGTTCCGGCGGCGAACACGGAAAACGCCGGCTGGGCTGGAAACCTGATCACGGATGGTGGAGCCTTTGCCGACTTCGTGGAATTCCTGCGTCCGATGACCATTCTCGGCAAGTTTGGCACCGGCAACATTCCGTCGCTGCGCCAGATCCCGTTCGATACGCCTGTGCTGATCCAAAGCACCGGCGGTCAGGGCTATTGGGTCGGCGAGGGCAAAGCCAAGCCGCTGACTAGCTGGACCACTGCACGCACGATCATGACCCCGTTGAAGGTTGCGACCATCGCCGCCGTCACCGAGGAAATGCTGCGCCGTTCGTCCATCGTTGCTGACGCTTGGATTCGCGATGAACTGGCCCGCGCCGTTACGGCTCGGATCGACCAGACCTTCATCGACCCCGCTGCGGCCGCTGTTGCTGGCGTGTCGCCCGCCTCGATCACGAACGGCGTCACGCCGATCATTTCGAGCGGAACGACTGCCGACAATATCCGCGCTGACATGCTGGCCCTGTCTGCGGCTTATCGCGCTGCGAACAACAGCACGAGCGGCACCGTCTGGATCATGCCGGAAGGCACGGCCGAGGCGCTGGCGATGATGGTCAACCCGCTGGGTCAGGCCGAATTCCCCGGCATCACCGCCGAGGGCGGTTCGTTCATGGGCAAGCCGGTGATTACCTCCGAGTATGTCCCGAGCGATTACGACCCGGACGATGCTGGCGCTGCGGAAGCCGGTGCGCTGGTCGTTCTGGCGAAGGCTCAGGACATCTTCTTCGGCGACGAAGGCGGCGTTCAGGTTGATTTCAGCCGCGAAGCCTCGCTGGAAATGGCCGACAACCCGACCGGCAGCAGCATCACGCCGACCGGCTCGCAGCAGGTGTCGATGTTCCAAACCAACAGCGTTGCGTTCCGCGCCGAACGCGCGCTGAACTGGATGAAGCGCCGCCCCGAGGCGGTCGCGGTTCTGGCAAGCGTGAATTGGGGCGCCTAAGCCCTCTTGGGTGGGGCTTAACGGCCCTGCCCACCCATGAAATCGGAGGCTTATATGGCCGGATACATGACCCGCGCGATGAAGTCGAAAGACCTGCGCTTCGCCCGCATCCTGTCGAAACTAGGCTATGATCGTCGTGATATGGTTGCCGATCAGGCCCCGGCTGCGGACGAAACCCAACAGGATGACGAACTGACGCAAGCCCGCGGCGACTATCAAGCCGCGTTGGACAAGAAGCCCTATCACGGCTGGGACGTGGAAACCCTGCGCGCCAAGATCGCAGAAGCCAAGGAATAACGGATGCTCGGGCTGTTTCGGCGCAAGACGGACAAGGCGCTCAGCCAGCCCAGCAATCGGGGCGGCTGGCTGCCCATCGTTCGCGAAAGCTATGCAGGGGCGTGGCAGCAAAACGTCACCGTAAACCGCGACACCGCGCTGACCTATTTCGCGGTGTTCTCCTGCATGACGTTGATTGCACGGGATATCGCCAAACTGCGCGTGCGGCTGGTTCAGAAGGATCAGAACGGCATCTGGACCGAGATTGAAAGCCCCGCGTTTTCTCCGGTCCTGCGCAAGCCCAACACGATCCAGAACCGCATCCAGTTCTGGGAAAGCTGGTTTCTGTCAAAGCTGTCGAACGGCAACACCTACGCGCTCAAGGTCCGCGACAACCGCAACGTCGTGGTGCAGTTGCAGATCCTCGACCCGCAAAGGGTGCAGCCGCTCGTTTCCCCAGAGGGCGCGGTGTTCTACCGCCTCTCCACAGACAATGTCGCGGGTATCGAAGAAGATATCACTGTTCCGGCTTCGGATATCATCCACGATCGTATGAATTGCCTGTTTCACCCGCTGGTGGGGCTGTCACCCATCACGGCAGCGGGCCTTGCTGCAATGCAGGGTTCCGCGATCCAGAACGACAGCACGACTTTTTTTGCGAACCGGGCGGTTCCGGGAGGCATCCTGGCGGCTCCGGGCGAGATTGCCGACGACACGGCATCCCGGCTAAAGCAATACTGGGAATCGAACTTCACCGGAAACAATGCAGGCAAGATCGCGGTCGTCGGTGATGGGCTGAAATTCGAGCCGATGCGGGTTGTGGCGACCGATGCCCAACTTGTCGAGCAGCTTCAATGGACGGCGGAAGTCGTCTGTTCGGTCTTTCACGTTCCGCGCTACAAGATCGGCATTGGCGAAATGCCGACCTATAACAACATCCAGTCGCTCAACATCGAATATTACTCGCAGATCCTCCAGGGTTTGATGGAGGAGGCTGAACTGTGCGTGGATGAAGGGCTGGCGACGCCTGCCGGTATGGGGATGGAATTCGTCCGCGACGATCTGTTGCAGATGGACAGCCTGAGCCAGATCGAATTTGTCGAGAAGGCGCTTGGCGCTGGCGTAATGGCCCCGAACGAAGGCCGCAAGCGGTTTGACCTGAAACCAGTCAAGGGCGGCGAAACGCCGTATTTGCAGCAGCAGAATTACAGCCTCGCGGCGTTGGATGAGCGGGACCGTCAAAGCCCGCTGATCGCGCCGACCCCGGTCCCGGCCTTGCCTGCGCCGGATCCCGAGGCAGAGGATAAATCTGCCGCGCTGCTGGAAAAACACATGCGAGGGCTTCTGAATGCTCACTGAGAAAGCCATCGCTGATGTGACCGTCTCGATCCTGAAAGAATACACCGCACCGCTTCTCAGCCGCATTGCTGAGTTGGAAAAGCAACTGGCCGAAATGCCGACCCCCAAGGATGGGAAAGACGGAGCGGATGGGAAGGACGGCGTCGACGGCAAGGATGGCGTTCCGGGCGCTGATGGGGCAAACGGCGCAGATGGCCGTGACGGCGTCGATGGGAAGGACGGAGAGGCCGGGAAAGACGGCAGCGACGGCAAGGATGGCCGCGACGGGCAGCCGGGCCGCGACGGGCGCGATGGTGCCGATGGCGAGGACGGCAAAGATGGTGCCCCCGGCGCTGACGGGAAAGACGGCCTCGGCTTTGACGATATGTCGATGGAGTATGACGGCGAACGCCGTCTGTCGCTGATCTTCGCCAAGGGCCAGGATGAGCGGGTCTTTTCGTTCGATCTGCCGATGATGCTGGATCGCGGCATTTTCTCGGAAGAACGCGGCTACTCACGCGGCGACACGGTGACGGCTGGCGGATCCATCTGGATCGCGCAGAAGGATGCGCCCGAAGGCAAGCCCGGCATGTCGGATGATTGGCGTCTTGCGGTCAAGAAAGGCCGCAACGCGAGGGGCGCATGATGCTGGTAGATTTGGATACGTTCAAATTTCGCGCCCGCGTCGATTTCGCCGGGGATGATGACAAGTTGCAGTCGATCCTGACCGATGCCGAAAGCGCGGTTATCGACTACCTCAAGACGCCCGATCATGGATGGACGGATGCGACGGTTCCGGGCGAGGTTCGTCACGCGATCATCCGTGTCGCGGCGCTCATGTTGGACCAGAACACCGCAGACGGTCACGCGGTCTATATCGACAACGGCGTGAAGTCGCTTCTGATGCGCCACCGCGATCCGGCGCTGAAATGAGGCTGAACGCACGCGCCACGTTCCAGAAGCCGACGAAGGGTCGGAACGAGGATGGGCAGATCATCACCGATTACCCCGACCAGTTCACGGTCTGGTGCAACGTGAAGCGGCTGCGCGGCGGTGAGGCTGTCTTGCAAGCTCGCTTGGCATCGCGGGCCCCGGCGATCCTGACGGTGCGGAAATCGCCCGACACTGCCCAGATCACCAGCGAATGGCGCGCTGTCATTGACGGCAAGGTTTACGACGTGAAAGAGGACGCTGCCGAAACCGATAATCGGCTGTATATCGAAATGCTGGTGGAGTCGGTTTGATGAGAGCGGGCCGGGAACTGCGCCGGATCATCATGGATCGGATCATCGCTGAGGTTCCGGCGCTGTCTGGTCGGGTCTTCGACAAGGCGGCAGAGGATACAGCATTCCCCTACGTGACGCTTGGTTCGTCCTATTGGAACGACGAAAGCACGGATTGCTTCGCGGCCCGCAGCATAGTTGTGCGGGTGGATGTGTGGCACAAGGCATCGAACAAGGGCGAGTGCGAGGATCTGGCAGACGATATCGCGACTGCCTTGGACGGCTACGCTGACACCGGCCGGCTGACGATGCACCCGATGCAGGTTCCGCTCGTGCGGGTGACGGATGATCCGGACGGCCTGTCGGTTCATGGCATCGTGCAGGTCGAAGCGAACGTTGAGAGCGATGGTTAACGGTATCCCGCAGGTTCGCGCCATGTTTCGCCGGAAGGCTGCCGCAGTGGCGGTGCAAGCCAAACTGGCAGCCCGTCAAGGCGGCGAGGAAGTCGCGCAGGCGATGCGCTACCTTGCCCCGAAAGACGAGCGCGAACTTGTGGATTCGATCAGGGTTGAGGACGCGGCTTCTATTTCGACCAGCAAAGGCGAGCGAGGCTTTATCGGGGTTGTCGTGAAAGCGGGCGATGAAACGACGATTGTGACGAATTCCAGCGGCGGGCGGTTTCAGAACGCCAAGCTGCAAGAGGACGGCACGAAGAATATGCCCGCAAACCCCTACTTCAACCCGGCATGGCGGGCGAACCGGACACGGGTGCGCGGGAAGATTACTCGGGCAATTCGGAAGGCTTGGACGAACTGACCAGATCGCGGCAATCGGAAACCGCTGAAAGTAGGGAATCCGATGTTAGCGTGCTTCCTGTTGATGTGACGCGCTGGACGAAAGCGAATGTCTCGTTCTGCTCATCGTATGCCCGAAGATCGGCGGCGCAGGCATCAACTTTCTTCTGCTCCTCGGCGCGCTCTACTTGGGCGCGGGCTTCCGCACGGGAGCGGGCCATCATCTCGGAAAGCTCACGTTCTGCGGCTTCTCGATCCGCCATTTCTTTGCGGTCCATCAGGAATATCGTTCCGCAGGCAATAACGACAACGCAGGCGACGGCGACGAGAAATTGTAACGGTCGGTTCATTCGGGCCTCCATTGCTGCAAGATAGGCATTTGCGATGCCAAAGCAAAGACGATGGCTGGTGCTGGCTGACTTTGAATGGTCGCCACGGCGCGGCGTGATCATGTCCTTCAAAGCCGGGCAAATCCACCCCGGTTTAACGCGGGCCTGCCGCGCAAAGGCGGGCGACCGCATCAAAGAGATCAGGGACCGATGAGCTAACTTGCTGCAAAAACTGCACAATGATATAATTCAGCATGGTTAAAAGCACAGGATTTGTGGGGTCAGAGTTTACGTGCCCAGACTGCGGCGCAACGGCGATACGCACAGGGTCAAAAGTTATCCGCTGCAAACCATGCCAAGCGAAAGAGCGAAAAAATCACTACAAGCGGCACATCGAGAACAATCGAGAAAAGCGCCGTGAAATCGACCGCGCAGCCGGTATCAGGAGAAGGTCTTCGCCTGAGTATCGGGAGTGGTATCGAGAATATTCAAGGAAATGGCACAAGGATCGAAGGGCATCCCCTAGAGGATCTTTGGACCACAGAATGTCCACTGCCATACGGCTTTCGCTCACCGGCGGAAAGAGACGAAAGAAGTGGGAAGACGCCGTCGGATACACGGTTGATGAACTAAAATCCCATATCGAGCGACAATTCTTGTCGGGCATGTCTTGGGACAACATGGCCGATTGGCACATAGACCACATCGTTCCAAAGTCGAGTTTTGTATATTCGTCCGCAGAGGATGAAGATTTCAAGGCCTGCTGGGCCTTGACGAACCTTCGACCACTCTGGGCGAAGGACAACTTGAGCAAGTCAGACGCTCGCACTCATCTGATCTGACGCCCAGAAAACGGAGTAACATTCCATGAAACCGACGACTTATGTTGGGTCGAACGTCGCGTTCTATATCGAGGATGCGAACAGCCCCGGCACTTTTCTGCGCCCTTGCGGCCTGACCAGCCACACTTTTTCGTTCAGCAAGAACACGCAGGACGTGAATGTTCCTGATTGCGACGATTACGAGGCAGCCGCATGGGTCGAACGCGGCGTTGAAAGCCTCGATTTCAGCGGCAACGGGTCTGGCATCTTGGCGGCCGAGGCGGTCGAGGACTGGTGGGCAGTGTTCAACAGCACAGCCAGCATCAACGGCCGGCTGTATATCGGCGCCAACACCGACACGACCAATGGCCACTATTGGGACGGGAAATTCCATATCACCGGGTTCGAGGTCAATGGCGAGCGCGGCGGCAAGGCGAACATTACCGTCTCGATGGTTTCGGACGGGGAACTCACCTTCAACACGGTGACCTGATGGAGCCTTTCAAGGCGAACTGGCCTTGCGGGGAGGATGACTTTCTTCTTCGCATCGGGGAACTGGAAGCCTTGGACGATCTGACGGCAGCGGGGGTTCTGGATCTTCGCTACCGCCTCGCCCAAGGTCAGCAGCGCGGCAGTCTTGCTTATTCGCCTGTGAAGGTCCGCGAAATAATGGCTTGCCTGCGCCTTGGCCTCATTGGGGCCGGTATGGATCGCGGGAAAGCCGAATTGAAGGCGAAGCAAGCCTTCATCGAAGGCGACGTTTCAGAACTGAACCTGCTGGCCTTCTCGATCATCAGCAACTCGCTCAAGGGCAAGGAGCATGACGAGGTGGGGGAGGCAGGGGCGGCGGAAAACCCGCCCGAATGAAGTTTTCCCAGCTTTACGGCAGCGGGGCGGCGATGGGTTTCCCGCCTCGTGAAGTGAAGCTGATGACGCTGTGGGAATACATGGCCTGCATCAAGGGCTGGAACCGCGCGCAGGGCGGCGGCCACGCCCACAACGGCGATCCCATGACGGATGAAGAATATGACGCGCTGGTGGCGCTAGGCGAGAGGTGGAGCAATGGCGGAAGCGGAAGCCGGTCTTGAACTACCGATCGGTCTGACCGAGCAGAAGTTTTTGCAGCAGTTGGCGCGGATCGAGGCGAAAGCGATAAAGTCGGCGCAGCGCGCAGAGCGTGGCTTTGTCCAAGGCAATCAGCAGATCGCTAAATCGTTCGATGGCATGTCGCGGCGCGCTACGGGGAACCTGCAAAACGTCAGCTTTCAGTTACAGGATATCTTCGTCCAGATTGCTGGTGGGCAGGGCGTTACCCGCGCTTTGGGCCAGCAGTTGCCGCAGCTTCTCGGCGGGTTCGGTGCCTTGGGTGCGGGAATCGGTGTCGCCATTTCCGCCATGCCGCTTCTGATCGGATACTTCACTGACGCTGGTGACGAATCCGAGGACTTCAAGAAAACGCTCGAAGGGTTGGAAACGGCCTTGCGTGATTTGGAAACCGCACAGAAGGACCTGGCAACGCCCGTTGACGATCTGATCGAGAAATACCGCACCTTGTCCGGGGTGATGCGCGAAGCCTATGCGGAGCAGCTTCGCGGGGCAGAGCGTGCGCTGAAATCGAGCAGCGCGGATGTGCTAAAGGGCATCACCGACCAGATCGACGTGGGGTCACAGCAATCCAACGCCGACGCCTACCAGCAGACAATCGACGCCGTGACGCGCGCGCTTGAGCAGGGAATCATCACCCAAGAAGAATATAACGCGAGGGTCGCGGACCTTGGCGCGAACGCCGCCCCAACCGTCTCGCTTCTCGATGAACTCGACGCGGCGCTAAAGTCTGTCGCTGACGCGCAAAGCCTTGAGGATTACGCGAGGGCTTGGGCAGACGTGCGCGATTTCATTGCGGCCAATCGCAGCGTTCTGGAGGACAACGGTGTTGCGGTTGATGCGCTGATCGACCAGGCCAACGATTTGACGATCCAGTTTGGCGACGCCAATGCTGCGGCATCTGAAATCGCCGGGGCGCTGGACGTGGCGAGCGGTGCGGCGGTTGGGTTGCAGAGCGCTATGGCTGGCGTCGCGGATAACGCGCGGGCTGCCGCTGCGGCAATCCAGCTAGCGGTTGGGGCGTCCACTATGGCCCCGAGCCTCGACCGCTTCGGCAACGGCGAGGATATCACGCGGCGGGCTGGCGGGCTGGACCTTCAAGAGCAGCAATCGTTCCGATACAATTGGATCAATCAACTGGATAATATCCCTACACCTGCGCGGGGGGGCAGTAGTAGCAAGCGGTCTGGTGGCGGGGGCAAGCGTTCCGGTGGTGGATCGGGACGGGCGGAACGCCCCTTCTTCGATGATATCGAGAAAGACCTGACCGACCTGCAACGCCAGATCGACCTGATCGGCAAATCCAACGAGGAAGTGGCGACGGCCAAGGCCCGCTGGGAACTGCTGGACGAGGCGAAGAAACGCGGGATCACGGTCAACGACACGCTGAACGCGCAGATCGACGCGCAGGCGGCGCAAGTGGGTCGGCTGACGGCGGAACTGGAACGCGGCGAAATCGCGCAGCAGCAATTCGAGGATGCCATCGACGGGGTGGCGGAATCGATAAGTGGCGCGCTGGTCGCGGGTGAAAGCCTGCGCGATGGGCTGGCCCAGGTATTCAAGCAGATCGCGGCTGATATCCTGTCGAGCGGCATCAAGAGCGCGCTGATGGGTCAATTCGGCGGTGGTGGCGGGAACATCTTCGGGAATATCCTCGGCAGCGTTTTCGGCGGTTTCCGCGCGGCTGGTGGCCCGGTTTCGACGGGCAAATCCTACATCGTCGGGGAGAATGGCCCCGAGTTGTTCAGCCCGAACGTCAACGGCGCGATCCTGAACGCTTCGCAGGTCGCGGCGATGGGCAGGAATCAGTCAGGCGGCGGCAACTCCATGAGCATCAACGTCAACGTGACCGGCGCGAATGGCGACCAGCACGTTATATCGCTCGTGAAGCAAGGCGTGGCCCAGGGCCTTTCGTCCTATGACAAGGCGCTGCCGGGCCGCGTTCAGGGCATCAACGCCAACCCGAGGAGGCGCTGATGGCTCTCTCCTATCCCTACAGCGTCGATTTTCTAGCGAAGTGTCTTTCCGGGCCTCGTATCCCTCTGGCCTTGCAGCGCTTCGAGGAAATGTCGGGCAGCGGTGATGGCCGCTTCTGGGCCACCCAACTCGCGCGCCCGCTGTGGGGCGCGACCTATGAACTTTACAGCCACAGCGCCGAAAAAGCCCGCGAGTTGAACGCAAAGATCTATGGCCTTGATGGTTCCAGCAAGACTTTCCTCTGGGCTGACCCGTATTATACCGGCGCGGTCAACGGTCCAGCGCCGAGCGGGATCACGGTTTCTGCCATTTCATCAGATCGCAACCGTATCAGCTTTTCGGGTGACTTCGACTTCACGGCTGGCGACTTTATCAGCATCACCCATTCGTCGGGGCGCTACTATTTCGGCACGCTTGTTGAGAATGGAACAACGGCGCTGGAAATCAGGCCCGCGCTTCACCTTGGGATAAGCGTCGGGGATACCGTTGAGGTAAACGCTCCTCGGTTCAAGGCTATCATCCCGCCCGGCGGCTTCACCCCCTTCGCCTCTTTCCGTGGGCGGTGGGGAGATAGCGCCTCCATCACGATCTTGCAGAAAATCTGATGCGCTTTTTCGATGCCGATTACCAAGCGTCCCTCACGGCGGCGCGCGACGGAGGCATTGCCCCGGCTTACTTCTTGTGGGTCGTCGCCAAAGACCGCGACACGGGCGCTGACAGGCCGATAGGGCTTTGGTCCGGTGACGAGGATATCAGCGTGAGCGTCATCTCGCCCTCGGGCGGTCTGGCAACGCGAACCTATATCGGCGGCGTGAACCTGATGCTGCCCGATGGCATCCCGTATGTTGCTGACCTGACGGACAACGCGGTTTCGGTATCGCTCTCGCAGATCGCGGATGCCACGCAGCAACTGATCCGGGGCTATGACGCGCGACTGGCCTACTGCGAAATCCACTCGACCACATGGACCGGGGGTCGGCTGACCAGCGCGCCCGATGTGGACTGGATCGGCGTCATCGACGCCGCATCGATTGAAACGCCGCAGGCCGACGGCGACGGCAATATCAGCCTGTCAATCCGGTCGGAGATCATGTCGCAACTAACGGCGACCAATCCGGTAAAATCGTCAGACGCCCACCAGAGGCGGCGCAACTCGGCGGACAGGTTCAGTGAATATTCAGGCAAGATCGGAAGCCGGGTGCTGCAATGGTTCAGGGAATGAAGCGCCTCGAAAACTGGCGCGCGCGGCTGTCTGATGAGATGGACCGGCAGCGCCTGACGCCCTTCGCATGGGGCGGGCATGATTGCGGGCTTGGCTTCGCGGGCGGCATCGTTCTGGCCCTGACCGGAGAGGATGTCGCCGAGCCTTACCGTGGCCGCTACACGACGATGATTGGGGCAGCGCGGCTGCTAAAATCCGAGGGCTGTGACACCGTGGGCGATATGCTGGCCAAGCATTTCCGCGAGATCGACCCGGCGCAAGCGTCTGTTGGCGATCTGGGCATTGTCGGAACGCCTGACGCATTGGGGCAGGGCATCTGCATGGTCGATGCCAGTTCACTGGTCGTGATGACCGAGAGCGGCCACGGGCGCAAAGCCCGATCCGAAATGATCCGAGCGTTTCGCGTCGGGGAGTAAGATTTGCGCAATTTCCTGATTTTCGCTGCTGCGTTCTCGCTGGCGGCAGCCCCTGCACATGCCGGCCCCGCCGTAGCGGCGGTGGCGTCTTTTCTAACGCCGTTCCTTGGCGCAGCCACGGCCGGGTTTGCAGCGCAATTCGTTGTCGGGACGGGGTTGCAAATCATCGGCGGACTGTTGGCCAAGTCGCGCATGGACAAGCCCAAGGTCGATGTTCAGACCGATTTGCAGGTTGGTGACGATCTACCTCTGTCGTTCTCGGTTGGGGAATATGCAACGGCGGGAAAGCGCAAGTATGTAAAATCATGGGGCAAAAACAACAGATATATCACGCAGATCATAGAGTTTAGCGGCCTTCCGCAGGGCTTTGGCGACATCTGGGTTGATGACGAACGCGCGACGTGGCGAGACGGGCGTGTCGGGGCGATTCCTGCCGCAAGTGGCCCTGGCGGTGTCGGTCCTATGGGAGATCGGGCGACGGGAGATATTCCGTCCGGATTTCTGCTGGTCGGAGATACCCTGGACAATTATCGCGAGAATGGAGATGGCGATGATCCGCGCATATGGGTCAATTCATATGATGGGATGCAGGCTGATGCTGATCCGTTCATGGTATGGGTCGCGGAAAATGACCCCGATTATCCCTGGGGTGACGCGCATATCGGCATCGGGAAATCATACGCGATCATCACGACGCAATATGACAGCGAGACGCTGACGCAGGTTCCGCAGTTCCTGATCGAGCCAGAGGCGCTGCCGCTCTACGACATTCGCAAGGACAGCACGAACGGCGGCAGCGGGGCGCATCGCTGGGGGCAATCATCGACCTATGAGCCGACCAGCAACCCGGCGGTGATCGCCTATAACATCATCCGCGGCATCTATTTCGGCAGCGAGTGGGTGTTCGGCGGGAAAAATCTCGCTGCATGGCGGCTGCCTCAATCAGAGTGGATCGCGGCTGCGAATACCTGCGACGATCCGGTTACGCTGGCGGCGGGGGGGAGTGAGCCGCGTTATCGCTGCGGCATGGAAATCACCTGTGACATGCAGGCAGCCGACGTGCTGGAGGAAATCGGCAAGGCCGCGAACATGCGCTTTGCAGAAGTTGGCGGTCGCATCAAGCCGATGGTTGATTTGCCCGCGACGGTGGCATTCGCCATTACGGACGACGATATCATCATCACCGAGGGGCAATCGTTCAAGCCGTTCTACCCTCTGTCCGAGACCTACAACGCCATCAGCGCGACCTATCCCGAGCGGGCCGAGAAATGGACCAACAGGGACGCGGTAGAATACATCGATGCAGAGGCCACAGCAGAAGATGGTGGGCGGTATCTGCCCACGTCGATGAGCTATGGCGCGGTGCCGTTCCGCAAGCAGATACGCCGGTTGCAGCGGTCGCAGCTGCGCGATTTCCGCAGGATGCGCCGCCACCAGTTCAGCCTGCCGCCCGAGGTTTTCGGGCTTGAGCCGGGAATCGACGTGGTTTCGTGGACCAGCCAGCGCAACGGCTATGTGAACAAGAAATTCCTCGTGGAAAGCGTCCAGCGCGCGCCGGGGATGAATGTCGCCGTGTCGCTGCGTGAGGTCGATCCCAGCGATTACGACGGGTCCAGAGATTTCGAGGCCCCGACGCCGGTCATCGTGCCGAAAAACCCGGTCGTTGTGATCCAGCCGATCCGGGGTCTGGCCTTCGTCGGCGTCATCATCGAGGACGAGGACGGCAATGCCCGCCGCCCGGCGATCCGCGTCACCTGCGATGGCGACGAGGTAGGCGTCACCGAAATCCAAATCCAAGGCCGCGTGCTGGGTAAGGACACCAGCATCGACACCAAGCGCGATTTCGGCGGCGATCATACGTGGTTGCTGCGCGACGTGCTGCCCGCGACGGTCTATCAGTGCCGCGCGCGGCTGCTGACCAATGGCCGGGCGCGTCCGGTCTGGTCCCTGTGGTATGACGTGACGACGCCAGATGTGCGCGCCTCTTGGGCCGATTTCGAGCAGGATCTGCGCGATGAGATCGAAGGGGCGTTGCAGGACGCTGCCGATGCCGCTGTCGCGGCAGAGCAGGCAAACCAGAATTACATCGAACTGCGCGGCGATCTGGATTCCGCAAGCTCAAGCCTGTCTGCCGATATTGCTGCGGCCGAGTCGCTGGCCAATGACAACCTGAATATCGCAAAGGACTACACCGACACCGGCCTGCTGAACGAAAGCGCGCAGCGGCTGTCAGGCGATCAGGCCCTTGCGGCGCAGATCAAGACCCTGACAGCGGTCCTGAACAGCGAAAACTACCTTGAAAACCCGCGCTATTCTGACGGTCTGACAGGTTGGTCTGGCAATACCGCGCAAGCATCGGTCGTGGCGCAGGATGACCTGTCGGCCGATCCGATCGTTGCCAATGCCCCCACCGCGTTTTTTGCGAGCATTCCGGGTCGGTCTGACGCCACGACCGTGCTCTATCAGGATTTCCCGATAGAATGGGAGGGTTCGGATGTCTTTCAGTGGCGGCTGCAAACAGCGTCTTCCGAGACGGGCCGCAGCACGACCGCAGAAGTGCGCTGGTTTGACAATGCAGGCTCGCAGATAGGCGGAGCGGTCACGACGGACGTCACCCCGCCCGCCGCCGATGAATGGAAGATATTCTCGGGTCAACATACCCCGCCCGCCGGGGCCGTTGCTGTCCGGTTCACCCAGCGGGTCGCGCAGGCGGCGGCGACTGCACCGGTGTTCTTTGCGGACACGTCCTTCACAAAGGTGGATCCATCGGTCATCGCCCGGATCACTGATCTTGAAGTTGTTGTCGCCAACAACCAGTCGGCGTTCACGCTGCACGAAAGCGAGGCGACATCGCGTTTTGACGACAATGAAGCCGCGATTACCTCGGAGGCGGCAACACGCGCGAATGCAGTCAGTTCTCTTTCGTCGCAAATCAATACCGTGTCGGCGACGGCCAATTCCAAGAACCGGACGTTCCGGCAGTCGAGCGCCCCCAGCAGCCCGCAGACCGGGGATGTCTGGTATGATCTGAGCGACAGCCGCCGCCCGAAGCGGTGGAGCGGGTCTGCATGGGTCGATGTAGATGACACGCGGATTGCCAGCATTTCAGCGACCGTCACAACCCAGGCGACCGCCATTGCCGATCTGGAAGGCAACGCAACGGCCGGCTATCTGATCAGGGTCCAATCAGGCGGAGCGGTGTCGCTGATCGACCTCATCGCGGCCGATGGCAGCGGCCGGCAGCCTACGTCGATCATCAAGCTAAGCGCCGACAACATCATTGCGGATGGCACACTTTCCACGAAAAAGCTTATCGTCGCAGACTTTCAGAACTACTTCGATGGATGGTGGTCAAAGGATAGCAGCCCATTTGTCCCGACAGGATGGAATGGCGATTGGAGTGGCGTCACCTATGCCGAGAACGGCACCATCAAGGTTGATCCGTCCGGGCCGCTTGCTGAAAAATATCGGCTGCGACCGGTCCAGGTAAAGCCGGGCGATCAATTCTACCTGTCCATATGGGTCGCGAGGTCTGGCAACTGGAACGGGACGAATACCAACAGCAAGTTGCGGATTGGGGATCAGGACAACGCGTTTCTTGCTTCGATCAACTATGATTCCAGTATTCCTCACTTCACGAACGGCTTTGAGCAGCGCGTTCTGAACTTCACCGTTCCGGCAGGGACCAATACGCTTAACATCACCCTGAACGGTGATGGGACCGATGGGGCGGTTTTCATCGGGGCCATGGAGATGCGGCGGAAAAACGCCGGATCGGTCCTGATCTACAACGGCGGCGTTACCGCCGATCTCATCAACAGCGAAACCCAGCAGGCGATCAACGCCCGGTTCGTGAGCCTTGCCGCCGCAAATATCAGGGTTGCTAACGCTGAAATCGGCACCCTGATGCTGGACGGTGAATCGGTCACTGTCCCGGCCTCGCAGAACCTGTCGAACACGGTATCGGGGAATAATGGCTGGCAGAATGTGAGCAGCATCAATTTCACGCTCCCGTTCGCGGGCAATGTCACGATCATGTGGTTCGGCTCGCCGTCCTATTACAACAACGAAACCAACGCGGCCCTCGGCCTGCGGATCAGGATCAACGGAAACATCGTCTCCGAGCGCCTGACTGACAGCGGAAATAGTGGTTTTGCAAACCAATGGATGAGTTTCGGAATCGCTGAATATCTGCCCGCCGGAACCCATTCGATCCGGGCCGACTGGTTCGGCCAGAATGGCAACGTGCGTCTGCAAAACAGGACGCTCATGGTCACGGGGACGATGCGATGATCCGCTATGCAATTCTGTCCGATACCGGGCTCGTGGTCGGAACGGGTTCGGCGCAGACGGCCCTTGCCGCAGCGGAGGCATCGGTGGATTTCGGCAGATTCGTGCTGCTGTCAGAAGGCCAATTCCCGACAGCGAACCGGCATTATTTTGTCGATGATGAAATGTTTGATGCGGGCCCTGCGCCCGATCCTTGGTCGGCATGGGACGGCAGCGCGTGGGTTGATCCACGCACGGAGGCGGACCTTGCCGCAGAGATGCAAGCCCGACGCGATGCCGCGTCACTGACCAGGATGGAATTCATCATGGCCGCCATGGCCGTCAACCTGCTGGACCCAGCCGAGGCAGCCGCCGCGGCACAAGGGCTGATTCCTGATTCCTTTCAGACCGCCGTCGCCACTCTGTCCGCCTATGAGCGGGATATGGTCGCGATTTTCTGGCCATCCGCTTCCGTGATCGAGCGTATGCACCCGATCCTGCTTGCCATCGCATCGGCCATGGGGATCCCCGACGAGACACTGGACGAGATTTTCGGATTGTCGGCCACATAACCCACACCACTAACCCACGGAGCAAATCATGCCGAACAAAGCCACTGTCAGCGGCTCGATGAGGGATGCCAGCACGGCACCCATCGCGGGCGGGAAGATCGTCGCAACCCTCAACGGGTCCGACTATTTCGACGCCGGTATCAAGATCGTCACGCAGAGAGTCGAGACAACGACCGACGCGAATGGCGAATGGAGCCTCGATTTGATCGTGAACGGCGAGGGGGATTTAGCCACGTCCTCATGGTCGATCGAGGGCTACAACAATTTCGTGACGAGCGTGTTCAAGTCAGCGAACCTGTTCATCGCGACCGCCGATCCCACGACATTGAGCGATCTTGAGAAGATGAGCGCGGTGAATCTGGCCGCTGCGAAAAGCGCCGCTCTGTCCAGGTTCATCACCGTCTCCACGTTCGCGGAATACGAGGCGATCCCCGACGCGCAGAAAAAGCCGACCGACATCGTTCTGGTGACGGGGGTCTGATATGGCTGTGAAAACATACAACATAAGCCCGTCGCTGTTCGATGGCGTCACGGCGGTCTACTATGGCGGGCTGCCGGCGCAGCTTCTGGATTCCGCCGGGAACAGCCTGATCGGTGAATTACCACCTCCGCCCACGATCATCGGCAGTATCGCGGATCGGTCCTACTCGGTCGGCGGTGCCCCGGTCACGATCGACCTCGCGACGAAGTTCAGCGGCGCGACCAGCTACGCGATTGCCCCCACGAATTTGCCGGGCGTGACGATCAGCGGCGCGGTTGTGACGATCGACCCGAACACGGCCATCGCAGAGACGACAATCACCGTCAGCGCGACCAACAGCGGCGGGACTGTCTCGCAGACGTTCGCTCTGACCGTATCTGCCGCTCTCGCCGCCCCTGCGGTCATCGCCGCCCCGACGATCGCCGGTGGCACGACCGAGGGCAGCATCCTCACGCGGACGGCGGGGGATGCCAGCGGCAACCCGGCGCCCACGCGCGAAACCGTCTGGCTGCTGGACGGCGTGGCCATCGCCGGGCAGACCGGCAACACGTTGGACACGACCGGCCGCGTCGGCGTGATCACGACGCAGGATATCTGGACCAACAGCGAGGGCACAGCAACGGGCACCTCGGACGCCGTGACCATCCAGACCGATCCCATCGTGATCGCCGCTCGCGCCTATCCGACAGAGTTCGGGACGCTGGATTACAATATCTTCGACCAGATTCCGGGGGCGGAGAAGGCGACCGGATGGACGGTCAGCGGATCGAACGCAATCACCGTCGCAGACGGTGTTATTACGTTCAACACCGACGCGATTGAGCCGGGCGCGCTGACTCTGACCGGCACGGCCAGCGGCGCGGACAACGAGGCCTGGACGCTGGCCGTCACCTTCGAGGCCATCGCCTTCAGCTATGACGGCACGGATTCGGTGATCGTGTCCTATCC